AAAATTGTTTTCAGAGATTCTATAAATCAGAGAGGTAGAAAAGTTACGAAGAGTCCAGCAGTAATTAAAGTATTACAAGAGGCAATGGAGAATGGCTCCTTTAGTTACTATGATGGTGAAAAAGAATTCATGAAACGAAATAAAATTACCGACGAAAGAGAGTTATACAAAAATAGGCAATGGACCGCATTAATGTGGGATGAGGAAAGAAGAAAAGAGAACGAACTTGGAAACAAAAAAGCCATTGAGTTTATAGTAGAAAATGAAGGTTCATTTTTATATACTTACGAATATGGGGACGAAGATGGAAATTTTTATTCAGATATGGAACATGACGGAACTTTTAAAAACCTACCACATGTACAAATAAGTCATCATTAAGGAGAAGTTACTATGAATCAAAGAAGTAAAGTTATAGTGGAATTCTTAGCGATTCCACCCGATTTCGATATAGATAATTTCCTGTCTATCCCTGAAAGTGTGGGAAGATTTCCAGTCAAGGGAGTCAAAAAAGATCAGTTAGTTCTTATTACCCATTCTATTAAAGAATCTCCAGTATTTGTACTTTCAAATGCGTTAGAATCGGTTTTAATCTCTTGTGTTAATCTTCTAAGTATCTTTCAAGAACTCGGAGTAACAGTACAGACTGTTTCTAATATAAAAAGATCAAATATGTTTTATAAAGATTTTTTACAGTCTGGATATTTTTTAAGAGAGAATGAAGGAGAAGAAGATAGAATAGTACCTGAGGTTGTCATTGTTATCGTTAATCTATTTCCTCTTGTATCAGGCGATTTCATGGAAAAAGCTTTAGAAAGCATAGTGAAACTCGATGAAATACAAGAAGAAATTAAGGCTTCTATCAAGAAGATAAAAATATGACGGAAAAAAGGTCGCTCGATTAATATTTTTCGAGCGACCTTTTTTTTGTAACTGATTATTGAATAAAGAAATTTAACTCAATTTGTTCGACAACTCTAGTTGGTTCTAGTGTTACATTAACATGAAATGTTTTAACTGAATAATCCTCTTTGAGATTTAATTGTTTCTAGGAAACCAGTCAGTTGTGAAGATACTTGACCCCATGTAATTTCATCATTTTGTTCAAAAATGAAGAATCTACAGAAGTTTTCAAATACCCTCTTGATGTATAATACAAGTCTTACAATATTTAAATCTTGTAAAGCACTTGGTTTTGCTTGACTTGTTAACTGCCCCCAAACAACATAACCAGGATTAAATTTAACAATTGGATTTAACTGTTTTAAATACAGCTGATCCCTTTGACCTAACCTTGGATTATATCTTAAATCCTTGATTGTATCAATTGCAGCTCTAGTGTAACCGGCAGCAGCAAACCAAAGTTCTGATACAGTATCATTTCTTGGTAGAAGATAAGACATATGGTATATTGGTGAGAACCACACCTCCTGCCCAGTGAAAGTATCAAATACTTGGTTATATGATTCATAAAGAGCCACGAAATAAGTATTAAAAGTATTAGTATTTTCTCTAGTAGAAAGAGCAGCATTAACAGTTGCATTATCACCATTGTCAAGAATACCAACACAATCTCGTCTTGTTTGACAAAGGGTTGAAATTGATGTTTTCACATCTGCAGGATAACCAGCATCAAATACTAAAGTGAAAAATACATTATCTGTATCTAGCACTCTATCATCTAGAATTCCAGCATATCCTTGTGCTAGAAGGGTTACAGCTTCAGAAGTTACAAGGTCACCAGCTGCATCTAGTAATGATCCTTCGCTTCCTTTCTTTAGCGGTTGTGGTATAGCTGAGGCAAATGGTTGAGCTACAGAACCATATGATCTTTTAATTCTATAGCTAATATCAGACGCTATATCAAAGTCTGTAGTATTTCCATTCCATGTTTGAGCCGCTCCAGCAAGAACTCTGCTATCAAATACATTTACTGTATCATCTTCAGATCCTCCAGACTCTCCTAACCAACCCCAAATTTCGACACCTCTAGCATCTTTAGCAGTTATAGTATAAGAAGCACTTCCAACCTCTGGAGTTGTTCTCCAATCTGAAAAGTCTTGTTTATTATCAGTAATTGTTGCAGATCCAGCTGTTATAACTGAAGACACTACACCAATATCCTTATCATAAACTCTAGAAAATTCATCATAACCACCTGATAACGAACCAGATACTAATTCCATTTCCGCTCTAAGAACTGCTGAATATGTTGATAGGACATCTACAATCCAGAGAGAGTCCCCAGCATTATCCTTTGCTGTTGGATTAAATGATACTTGAAATGATTCAATTATTACATCATCTCCATCTGATTGTTTTTCATAGATGTCAAGGACATAAACATCCCAGACAACAGGGTTTGCATACTCAGTGATTCTTATGCCTAAGTTGTTATACCATTGCCCCCTACCAATTGGGTATAAGAAGCATAATGGATATGTTGTTCCAGCAGTAGCTAAATTTGTTTGAATTTCAGCTATGCTATTAAGACTATCAACATAGGTAATTGCAATTGTTGCAGTCGTATCCGTTGCTGCTAAATCAACATCTAGTCTCATATTTGCATATGCAGCATCATCTGGTAAAGCTCTTAAAAAATATAGAGCTCCAGATTCTCCTAAATAGTTATATGCTTCATAAGGACCTTGGCCATAATTCTTACCGTAAGTTTGAATATTTGGTTCTCCAAACTCAGAAATAAAATCTGCTCTAGAACCAATAAACTTTAACTCATTGTCTTCACCTTTTTCAGTAAGAGCTGTGATGAAACCAATTGTAGAAGGAGCAACTTGAATAAATGTAGACAGGTCAATAATCTTAGTGAATACTCCCGGAGATACGTTTGTAGCCATCTCTTTTTCCTCCAAATTAATTCTCTATTTTAAGTTTAATTTTATTTTCCTTTCTCTCCAGGTCTATAGCAAAAATCCTTTTTTAAAAAACAAAAATATATCCTTGTGTAATTAGGTATATAAATACCAAACGAAAATAAGTCTTCTATCTGCAGTTTTAACAATTGATGGGAATGTAACACGGGAGAAAATAGTAAAGTTTCCAGATGCTCCTCCCGTTTTTGATGCATTAGTGAACAATCCTGCTTCACTTAGTTGGTATCCATTAGCATCATTTACACCAATTGTTGTAGTAATTTTTAAAACCAACCATGAGTTACTATTTAATGCGTCCTGCTCAAAAGCAACTGAATCAAATGGAGCTTTATAGTAACCTGTTTCTGGATATCCCGATCCAACCACATGATAATCAGCATTGGACGTATCACTTGCGTTAATCATAATTCTTGAGTTTAAGTCCGTTTCTGTTATTACGGGTGCAACAGGGACAAATGGATCAGCTACATCAACACCGCCGTCTCCAAGCCCAAACCAAGCTAATATTTCATCTGGAGTCGATATAACAGAACCTTCCGTATTTTTTTCATCAACCAATCTTTGAGCTAACCATTCTCGTCCTATATATAATACCAAGTTGTGCTTCCCAACTAATTTCTTTTCACCATCATCCGTCCATTCATATATTTTGACGTAACCTTCTGGTTTTCTATTTCTATTAATTACTTGTTTAGAATTAACGGAATCACCAAGACAGTTATCTCCATAAAAATCTTTTATTTCAAGTTCTATAGTTTTTACTTTTTCATCCATAATATAGTTCCTTTTATTGGTGACGAACTTTCTTTATATTTTGTTCTAATAAACCTACAGGTTTGGAAACTATTTGTATATATATTAATAACTAAATAAAAATAACAAGGAGGATTTATTATGCATTTTAATGTATTCGTAGAAACACACATTGGAATATTTGAGTTCCTACAAAATGCTCAAACTTTAGAGGGGGCCATGTCCGTCTCTGACACATCTGACTTCAACCATGTAAAGATTTACGACATAAGAATTGGAGACGTTGCTGGAGTGAAACCAGTTCTGGTGGGAAAGAAGATGAAGGAAGAAACTGATTTTCTATGGCGCTTTGAATTGACATCCGATCCAGAACCATTCAAATTAAATTAGAAAGGAGATATTACAGTGTTTAGTTTAAGTGGTAAAAGGTGTAAGATATTTTCAGACAAGCGCAATATCATGGAGTTTGAAGAAGTTATATGAATTCATCCTATGATAAAATGAGAGTCGGACTTATCATCCGACTCTCATCCCTATTACTCTAAGAAAGTCCCACAGTTAGGGCAAAACTTAAATGAAGAGTTAGATGATTTACCACAACTATCACAAACTAATTTTTTTTGTGTAGTTATTGGTTCATTAATATCATTTCCAGTTTCGGTTAATCCCTTTAATTGAATGATTATTACTTGAGATTGTTCAAGTTGACCAATAGATGAATATACAAATTGTTGGTTACATTCTGAACCTTTAACAGTAATTCCTTCTTCAGTTAGTGGAGCTGTTACTGATTCAACGCCAAGGCTTTTTATATTTGGATCTCTAGATCGAAGTGTAGAAGAAGCAGCACAAGCATAAGCTACTGTTTTAGAAAGTTGATCTCCAGAACCGGGAGCAGCAGTTTTTGAACCTTCCGGTGTATTACCAGAATCATCTGAAAAAGAATCCATAGTATTATAAAATGCCCATGGATATGATGGCCAATGATGGTGAATCTCTTTAACAACTTTTTCTATTTTGGTTTTAGGTCTAGGTTTTTCAAATGCAAACTCTACTCTAATTAAACCATCATCTGCTTTATCTCCCCTATGATCTTGAATTTCTTTGGTTTTATGAATAAACCTAAAACGATTTCTGGCAGTAGTTCCTCTAAGAAATCCTTCAATCTCAGTTCCTTCATGAGGCTCTAATATCAACGACTGATAATCAAGAACATCTTGACCGTCGATAGATACTTTAATAGATGCTTTTTTTGAACTGAGATTTTTGAGAAGAAGTGTATACTCTGATCCAAAAGGCAGGTAAACTTGATCATGTCTTACTCTAAGAATTTTTCCATTTACTTTTACTTCGGCGACGAACAGATCTTTATATGTCATGATTTTATTCTCCTTTAACAGGGTAATGACTAAACCCTCAGATTTTGCTTAAAGTCATTTTGGCGATAATCATGCTTATATGTTTGTTCTCACTATATATATTAATTAGTGAAGGAATCAATCTTATTAAAAAGGAGGATACTATGGAATTTTTCGACAAGCTTATGATCATAGCGTTTGCATTTATGTCTGGAGGAAGCGCGGCTGCAACTTATATTGGTATTAGCGAATATTCAAAGTACGAAATTCCACACTTCATTACAGTCATGATGTTCGGAGGTGCGCTAACTAGTCTTCTGCTACTTGTGTCCATACATCTTATAAATAAAAAGAAGGAGGTAACACTATGAAACGGTTGTGTAATAAAATAATGCCTGTCATATTTGCATTTCTATCTGGAGGAATAGCAACAGCTATATTAACGGGTTTCATGAATATGACAGCCGCTGAAAAAGCAAACGTCTTCTCAGGTAATTTGTACATCATACCAATTGTCCTTGCTACAGTAATGAGTGTTGCACTGTTTATAGTCGCAATACAAGTACAAACAGAAAAGGAGGATGAAGAACCATGCACAGAAAAATAATTCACTTTTTATCTGAGCTTAACATCTTAGGAATCCTGCTCCCAGGAAAAGTGGGTTTTGGATATGCAACTAGTGCTCTTATGGAATACACAACAGAGCGAGGTTCAATTCTCCAATTTGTGAACGAAATGGAAAAAGCATCCAAAAAAGACCCATTCAGTCATGAATACCGTCTCAACGGCGCCGGTCTTAAGATGTTGTGGGAGTGGAACCTTTCAAAATCCAAAATCAAGTTTGTTATCTGTGGTGATCAACGAGAATATTATCCTGAGTTTGCAAAGAGTGCAGACATTTTGATTAAAGAGAATAAATTTAATAAGGAGGTGTACTGATGTACTTAGAATCCCAAACTTTTACATGGGTTGCTTCTGCACTCTTCGGAATAACAGCAGTGATCCTAATTGGAAAGGTCGTATCAAAAAAGTTAATCAAATACGTTAGGAGGTGAAAACATGCCCGAGAAGAATGAGAATCTAATTCTACTAAAAAAGGGTCGAATGCCAGTACCAATGTTCGATTTAACAAACAAAGAACGATCACAGAAAACTCTGGTTGGATATCTTCAAGACGAGTCAGAAATAAGGACTACCGGCGTTGATGCTGCAAACGACTATCTGACTTGGGGAGGAAATGGGAGAAGTACCAGCAATCTATTCATCGTTTTGGGGATAGGACTTACAGTTGGATTCCTAATCGGAATTTTAATAGATTCTATGATGGTCTATGTTCCTGAAGACGTGATGGGGTTTCTGTAATACCAATCTTGGGGTGCCGGCTAGAGGTGGACACCGGCCTGTCTCG